GGAACTTCCAGAATATATCAAAAGACTTATGAAGATGGAGTTTGTTGTCAACAGGCTTAAATCACTTGAAAAAACAATATTTTCATTGTCCGATTGTGATGTAACAACCGCTAAGGAGTTTATTACTTTTTTGATTGATTTCTGCATAGAACACGAAGTGCCAACAAAAAGACCGCTTTACGAAAACGCAGAAGATATTGCAAGATATATTTATGCTTGCTTGATGAAAAAAATATGCTGCTGCTGCGGTAAATCGGCAGAGTTACATCACTGCGATACTGTCGGTATGGGCAGGGATAGAACTGAAATAATGCAGATTGGCATGCTTGTTCTACCATTGTGCAGGCAACATCATACCGAATTCCATAGCGTTGGCAATAAATTATTTTATGAAAAGTATCATATTGAGGCAATTAAACTAACTAAAGAAATAGGGAAAAAATATAAATTAACTAAAAAGAATTTAGGTGAATAAGTGGCTGCTGCCGCTGCTGTAATGCAAATTAGTGGTTATCAAATAATTTATTAAAGGGGTATTTAAATGAAAAAAAGAAAAATTGAGTACAATATAACTAAAGGAAGGTGGTTTTAATATGAATAGAATTAGAAGTGAAAGAGCAATGTTGTCGTTAACGCAAAAGAAATTAGCAGAGAAGTTTGGAGTTGATACCAGGACCATAAGAAACTGGGAGAAAGGAACTGTCGATATTTCTTGCAAAACTCTTTGTCGGTTGGCGGATCTGTTTGGTTGTACCGTTGATTATTTACTGGGTAGAAGTGAAACAAGAAACTGGGGTGATAAAGTTTAACAATATATAATTATTTGTTATTTGCTAAATTTTAAGATGATAAGCAACTTATAAGTAGGTGTTAAATAAACTTGTAAGTTGCTTATTTTATGTAAGGTGTTGACGGTTTTTGGTTTGTATAGTATAATTTACTTATGGAGGTGATAAAATGGAAAGAAGAAATACAAGAAGAGAAATATGCGAATATTTCAAGGTTACCAGGCAAACTATTTATGATTGGCAGAAACAAGGTATGCCTTTCGAGAGAATTGGTAAAAAAATGTTAAGGTATAATATTCAAGAGGTTCGACAATGGTTAAACGCTAGGTCTTAATTAATATTGAAAGGTGGTTTATGATGACTGATAAAAAATTTTATTGGCTTAAACTAAAAAAAGATTTTTTTAAAAGAAACGATATGAAAATAGTTGAAAATGGACCAAACGGTAAAGATTATCTTTTGTTTTATTTAAAGTTGCTACTTGAAAGTGTTGAACATAACGGTTCTTTAAGATTTAGCGATACTATACCATATAACGAGAGTATGCTGGCAACAATAACAAATACCAATGTTGATATTGTTAGAGGTGCAATGTCTTTATTTATTGAATTAAAAATGATAGATATTTTAGAAGATGAAACGATATATATGAACGAGGTTCGTAAAATGTTAGGTTCAGAAAGTTACTGGGCTGAAAAAAAGAGAAAACAGAGAAGTATAAATAGCGAAGTTGGACAATGTCCAAAACTTGTCCAAGGCGTGTCCAATTTGTCCAAGGAAGAGATAGAGAAAGATATAGATAAAGATATAGAGATAGATATAGAGAAAGAAAAAGATATAGACATAGAGATAGAGAAAGAAAAAAATAATAAAAAAGATAAATCTTTTTCTTTTTGTTCTTACACCGAAAATAACGATTTAATTATTGCTTTAAATGACTTTTTAGAAATGAGAAAACAGACTAAATCTAAAATGACAGACAGAGCAATAAAGTTAATGTTGAATAAACTAGATGAACTAGCTAGTAATGATAACGATAAAATAAAAATATTAAACCAAAGTATTATGAATGGCTGGAAAGGCTTATTTCCGCTGAACGATAAGGAGGTTTCTTATGGAACAGGCAAGCAATCCAATTCAAAGGCTAATGACGAGGTTGAATATGAAACAGAATTCTACAACCTTACCGACAAGCCAATTGATGACAATATGTTCAAATATAAAGATTGACATTGACGAAGAAACAGCAAAAAAATATGAAGGCTC